CGGATTCAGCAAAGGCAACGGCTGATACAGAAATTGAAATATTGTCGTACGTCGATTCAGATGACCCGGAATTAAGAAATTATCCCTTTCCGACGATTATTGGTGAATCGATAGGTTGCGCTGAATCCATCCTTGAGCTTTTGAAAATAGTTACCACGCCCTATTTTTTGATGGCGGCGGATGACGTTATTTTCAGATCGAAGGGATGGGATACCAAGTTCATAAAAGCCATGCCGAAAGACGGACTGGCTTTGTTGTGGCCGTACTCGACGTCGAAGTCTAAGAACTACCACATCTTCGCATCGATGAACTGGCATCGGTTAGTTGGGATGTTTCCGCCAAAGACATTCAGGCATTTTGGTTGTGATGGATGGATGGCCGACATAGCGGAAAAATGCGGAAGATTTTTCAGTGTGGATGCCGAAATAGAACACATGCACTACAAATTCGGCAAATCAGAAAATGATGAGACATACAAACGGGCAAGGGCTGGGTCAGCCGCTCAAAAGGCGGCGCTGTATCTGGATAAGACCGTTGATGTCAGAAATGAACACGCCCGAATAATTAAAGAGCAAATAGCATTAAATGGCTGACAAGACTCCGGCAAGCGAATTAGCCGAGTGGCTAAAAACTCTTGAGAGACGCCGGAAGTATCACAAGCTCGATTATTACAACCCGTACGAGTACCAGAAAGCATTTCATAACGCAGTAGGTTTCGGAACAGATAAACCCGCAATGCAGAAAGTTTTGCTTGCGGGCAACGGAACTGGAAAAAGTATTTGCGGTGGCATGGATACCGCGATGCATCTTACCGGGATGTATCCAGACTGGTGGAAGGGCTGGCGCTTCAAAGACCCGATTCTTGCCATGATCGGGGGGAACACCAACGAAGCGGTAATGAATATCTCGCAAAAGATTTTGTTTGGTGATCCCAACGAGCCGCAGGCTTTAGGTAGTGGAACAGTCCCTTTAGACAAGATTGGTAAACGAACAAATAAAACCGGGGTACCGGGGGCGTTCGATTCTGTTCTTGTAAGACATAGTAGTGGCGGATGGTCGAAGGCTTTATTTCGAGCTTACGAGCAAGGCCCGAAGAAACACATGGGCTATCGCATTCACCTAGGTTGGCTTGACGAAGAACCGCCCCAAGATATTTGGAGTCAGTATCTTCGCGGAACTATTTCTACCAGTGGAATCCTGTCGATTACCTTCACGCCTGAGTCGGGGCCTACCGAGGTCGTTAACGGATTTATGAACAACATCCAGCAGGGGCAGGCGTTGATTAGAGCCTCATGGGATGACGCTCCACATCTGATGAAGGACGGAAAGCTGACACCCGAGGCCCAACAATTAGAGTCCGGTTTCCCGGCGCATGAAAGGGAAATGCGCAGGAGAGGTGTTCCGACTTACGGCACTGGTCTGGTATTTCCGTTTACTCAGGAAAAACTTGAGATCGAGCCGATTCAGATACCCAGACACTGGCCGAGGATTATCGGGATCGACTTCGGGTGGGATCACCCAGCCGCAGCTTGCATGTTGGCGTGGGATAGAGATTCGGACATTGTTTATTTGATCGCTGAGTATCGGGAATCAAGAGCTATCCCCGCCATCCACGCAGCTGCGGTTAAACCTTGGGGTAAGTGGCCGGTGGCATGGCCTCACGATGGCCTTAATACCGAAAAAGGCACTGGCGACGAATTGGTTAAGGCCTATTCCAACGAAGGGCTGGATATGCTTCCGTGGAAGGCGACTAATCCACCCGACGGTAAGCAGGGTCAGAAAGAAGGCGAAGGCGGAAATTCTGTCGAGGCTTCTATTTTGGAAATGTACGAGCGGATGGAAACAGGTCGTTTCAAGGTTTTCAAGACATGCAAATACTGGTTTGAAGAACAACGCACCTATCACAGAGACGAAAAGATGAAACTCATTAAGGTTCGGGATGACGTTATTTCAGCATCGCGCTATGCCGTGATGATGCTGCGCCACGCCCGTACCGAGGTTGCCCCGCGTCGTCGTCAGCTTGCGATGGCCGGCGCAACTAACTGGTAAAAACTATGGCGGAAGCGAAGAAACGCAAGGTCACTAAATCGGATTGGGATAAGGTAGAAACCCATATCAAAGACGTTTTCCAATCCAGAAAAACGTCCAAATTCCGCAAAAACCACGAACGTATCTGGAAAGAGGTTGATCGCCAGGTTTCAATGACGCCGATGGAGCGTCTTACTGCTGATGGTAAGAAAGCGCCTCAGTCATGGCATGCTGCCTTAGAGTTGGGGGAGCTGGCTAAAGCTTCTGAAATCATCACCGCTGATGTAATGCGGATTACCTTTCCGCAGGATAAATATTTCTTCCTTCCGCATGTCGAATTGAAGTGGCCGCTAGACCCTAAAACCGGATTACCGCAAGCAAACGAGACGCGGCAGGGTGTAGAGGATGGATTGCTTCGTTCTCTAATGGTTCAGCAGCAGAAAGACTTTGGATTTAAAGCTCGATTCAGGCTATCGGTAAAAGAGGCATTACACCACGGTTCATTCGTGGCCGAGGTTCGCTTTGAAGAGCAAATGATGGTTAGGGAAGGCGATAAAGTCAGAAAGATCGGCGCCCCTGTGTGGGTGCCGTATTCGATGTGGAACAGCTACCCCGACCCCTCTCCATCTGTAATTGGTACCAATATGTTTTATACGGGTTCGATGATTCTTGTCGAATACATGCCGATTCACACGCTTAAAGCGATGAAGGGTGATGGTTGGATACCGGATCGTCTTAAGTTGGTGCAAAAAAGAGGTAATAAGAATAACGACAACGATACAGAAGATGTTGAGTTAGTAAAGTTCAAGGGCGACATTGTTATCGAACGAGGGGATGGGGATATTTTCCTGCCTAACTCCGAGGTCATTCTTGCTAATGACAAGCTGGTGTTTTATCACGAAGCGGAATTACCTTACCCGAACGTGATATTCGCGGGTTACGAGCGTCAGGACGTACGTGACCCTTACTACACCAGTCCTATTATCAAACAATCGCCCACGCAGCGTATAGGCACGATTTCAGCCAATAAATTCATTGATGCTACGTCTTTAAAGGTAGAACCGCCTGTTGAGTACGACGGTAACGATCCTGATTACGTGATGAATGATGGGCCGGTGCTTTCTCCCGGCGCCAAGACTCCTACTCGAAGTATGGGTAAGGGATTTACTGCTTTGGATATTGGAGACCCTCGCTTCGCACTTGATGCTTATACCCTGACTATTCGACAAATGCAGGAAGGGCTTGGGGTTTCAGCCCTGAGAGCCGGGGTTCGTGAATCAGATCGAGAAACAGCTACGTCTGCCAATCTCGCTAATCAGGGTGCGGAGGTGCGGACGATGGAATTTATCAGCGAATTGGAGCCTCAAGCCCTAGTCCCGTTTCTCTACATGCAGCATGAACTAAACCGTATGAAAATGGGCGAATATACTTTTTACAATGACGAAATGCATACACCAGACTTCATGCGCGTCAGTAAAAAGGATATTCAGGAAAACGCGCATTTTGAGGTGGTGGGTAGTCGTGGTGTTCTTGGAGAGGAAAAACGCGAGCGTAAGTTTGCCGAAACAACCGCGTTCCTTTCTGGAAATCCGTTGTTCGCTCCGAAGCTGAAAGTCACGGACATCATGCTCAAAATGTACCGAGACTCGGGGGAGAAAAGCCCGGAATCTCTGGTGATGACTGATGACGGGAAGCCCCAGATACCCCCTCAAGTCCAGCAAGCCATGCAACAGTTACAGCAGCAAAATCAGCAGTTAACGCAAATGGTTCAGCAGCTTAAATCCGGTCACGACATTAAGGCCGGTGAATTACAGCTAAAGGCCAAGAAGTTAGAGGTTGATAGCGCCAACGAAACGAAGCAAACGCAGATCGACGCGGCTGCTCAGTTAGACCAACAACAACACGATCAGAAAGAACTCGCGGCTCAGATTGCGAATGATCGCGCCCAGCTTGCTTTGGACAGAGAACAGATAAATCTGGACAGGCAGCAAATGCGAAACGACTTTGTTGTCGAGATGGCGAAGATCAGAGCGCAACTTAAGATTTCGGAAGAGAGCAATCCCGGAGAACAATCTGAATCATCGAGCGCAGAGAGTAGTGAGCCGGCATGAAAGAACTCCTAAAACAACTCAGGGAGTCTGAAAACTTTCAGGCCATCATGCGGGAGATTGTGAAAAATCGTCCGGTAATAGCCGAATACAGACCGCAGTCCACGCGAGACGAGACTGAAAATCTTATAGAGCAGATTAAATACGAAACCGCAAAGAGGTCGGGATTTGATCTGCTCTACACGCTTTTGTCAGGCAGTAAACCGTAGTAGTCCTAGTTCCACAACCAGCCCGCTTAATCGCGGGCTTTTTTTTGGAGAATCACAATGGCAGAGCAAGCGCAGTCTGTTAGCGATACGCAGCAGACCAGCAACGAACCGACATTGGATGATGTTTATAAACAATATCCAGTCGAGCAGGAAGCAAATCAGTTTAATCCGCAAAATTTCCAATCTCAACCGGCACAACCCACGGCACAGCCGCAAACGCCGATGGGAACGGAAATTCCTGATCCTGTTTTAGATCAGGCCGGATTCAAGGCGTATCTCGCAAAGAACGCACAGGAACAAGCCAAAGCTCTTTCAACGCTGACGCAGACGCAGCAACAGATTGCCGCAATGGAATGGCGTCGCAGGGAAGAAGCCGACATACAGAGCGCCGTAAGCACTATTCAAAGCAAGGTCGGTGATGTGGATTCGGATTTGATCGAAAGCTTTCTGAACATGAAGGCTCGTAAAGATTCACGGTTCGCCTCGATCTATCAGAACCGAGGGAAAAACCCCCAAGCATGGAATGCCGCACAGATGGCCGTGGCAAACGAGCTTAAGGGCAAAACCCAATTCCGCACCGACCCCCAGCTAACCGAAAACGTGCGAGCGGCAAAACAATCAACAAGCACATCGCTCACCACAAAAGACACTGGCGACGCACAAACGCCCGTTGAAAAGGCTTTGGCAGGCGCAAAAACACAGGCCGAGTTCGATCAGCTTTGGGCACAAATGCGTAGCGGCGGTTAAGTAAATGGTGGGCTAGGAGAACCACATGGCTGCTCTAGCCTCTAGCACCGCATCTAACGTTCCGTTAGGTGTAAATTATCAAATGATGCGCGGCCTGCTGTCGGCTGCGCGACGCAAGTTCCCGTTCTACAACGGCACGCTTCCGGGCGAGCTGATGAAAAACGGCTCCACGTCCTCGGTTAAATGGGAACGTCTGGAAAATCTTGCGGCGGCAACTACCACGCTGTCTGAAATCACGGGTGGTACCAGCGCGTTTTTCGGTCGTAGCACCGCATTGAATACGGTTTCCACGGTGACTGCTGCTATTGCCAAAAAAGGCAATGCGGTTCTGTTGTCGGAAGAAATCGATTTGATGCAGATGAACCTGCGAAACATGCGGTTCATGGACAATCTGGGTGAGAACGCCGGGTACTCGCTGAACCTGCTGATGGAAGCGATTTACAACGGATTTACCCAAGTTCGTTACGCGAATGGCGCGGTAGGTGGGGGCACTGCGGATACGAATGTCACATCCTCGATTTCGGTGGGTGACATCAAATACGCGGTCAACCTGCTCAACCGTAATAGTGCGATTACCTTCACCACGCCGGGCTACGGTTCGACCAATATTGGCACTAACCCGACTCGCATGGCGTATTACGGCATCGCGCATTCTGACGTTGAGGAAGACATCCGCGCTTTGGCTGGATTCCAAGACGTTGTGACCTACGGTGGCTATACCGAGACGATGCCGTTCGAGTTTGGCGCTGTCGCCGGTGTTCGCTTCTGCACCACGGAGATTATTCCTGTCTCTACTGGTGCGGGTACCACCACGTCAAGCGGTCTGCGTGGCGCAACCAGCGTCCTGAACGATGTTTACAGCACCTACATCTACGGTAAAGAAGCCGTGGGTTCGGTGAGTTTGGGAACGCAGTTCAACACCAATACCACCACGGGTTATGACCCCGCCAAACCGACAGCCGTAGAGTTGATCTACAAGCCGGTAGGAACGGTTGGGACTGACCTTTTCAATGAGGTTGCCAGTATCGCGTGGAAAGCATGGTTTGCTGGTGCCGTGCTGAACTCGAACTGGGGCGTGAAGGTGCGCAGCGGAGCAAGTAAGCTTTGATGCTAATAAGTTTTCGGGTTTGTAAGTTGTAGTTAACAGGGGCGGATGTTCGCCCCTTTTTCCTTGAGGTTTTATGAATCAATTCGATGTAGCGGAACAAAAGGCAGCAAACCGGCTTGAAAAAGTTGGAACGCTGACGCTTAAAAAAATAAGCGAAGCGAAAAAAGTTGAGGCCAAAGTCGCAAGGAAAAAGACAGATATTGTTTCCATTAACGTAACGCTTGATGGCGAGGAATATTTTATGAATTTCTCGGTTCCCATGAGCATGAGCCTACTTAGCGGGCAAAAAACGCAGGCGAGAATTTCTGAAATATTTCGAGATATGTTGATTGGTAAATTCGGGAAAGCCGAAAAAATATGACCTTTCTTGAGTGCCTGAATCGCGTATTCAGGATGAACGCGATTATTCGGGGTGATACCGACCCCGTTTCTTCTTTTAGCGATGTCGCGCATAACGCCTCTCTCAATATTGGTATTGTCGCCATTCAGAATGAATTAACACGTCTGATTGCGAAAAGGCTCATTCCCAAAGAGCGTAATACATCCGGCTCTATAACGTTTGCTACAAACACTAGAACTTACGATCTGGCGACGGATTTTGTTCGATTCTATGGAGTTCCGCATTTTTATAATGTGGCGCAGAACAGGCAGATTTACGAATACGCCGGCGGCCTTCCGAAAATTCAGGTTGAAATATTTAATTACGACACTCAATACGGACAGCCAAACTGGTGGTATTGGGAGCCTGTAGATTCAACCAATAAAAAAGTAGGTTTTTTCCTAGTCCCGTCCTCGACTGAAAACGGACAGGTATGGACGTATGACTACGAGCAATCGGTAATGGTCACGGTTGCTGCCGACAGCCTTCCCTTTCACAACGATGAAGAAAGTTTCACGTTTAGTGAAATGGCTGCTCGTAGATTCAAGTTTATGTATGAGGATGTTAAAAACGCCGCTGATATTCAAGCTGTTCTGGATGCCGACACCAGCTATCGAAGTGCTACAGCGACTCTGTACTCCCTGCTCAAAGGTGAGAACGCTAAAAACTGGTATGGGAGTGTTTACCGTTGAGGGTTTATTTCTCCGGCGGGCTGAATGAACAACAACAGCCAGCCCTGAATGAAGCGGCGAGCGGTTCTTATAACTTCGACCTATCCAAAGACCGCAACGCACTTATACCGCGAGCGCCTTTTGACTTAATCGCAACAGCAACAAATGGTGCCGATATTCGCGGCATCATGCAACTCATTAAGCGAAACAATTCAGAAAGCACATTGATTCAGGCCGGCGCTGTTCTTTATTCGTGGGATGGTGATGCGGCCTTTACC